ATTGAAGAAAGACTTACCAACGGAGTAGATACAGAGTTCTCAGGTATTTTTCCTGAAATACATGGAGCATCACAAATTATGGAGAAAAAAATGAATGTAAACCGAAAACTTCTTTCTGATTTAATAAAAGAGGTAATTTTAGCAGAAGCAGGCTATGCGCAGCCTGATGGCTGGGAATTCAGGCAGCCTCAGAATGGAGAGGACTATGATAAATCTTCTGATTCAGAGTATAATTTAGACAATCTTGTAAATGTCAAAGCAGATTCGGGATATCTAAGATATCAGTCAAGGCCTGATAGCCTTGAAGAAGTTGCTCTTCGGAGAATAGTTAAAAGAAAGTTATCAGAGCAGAATACCCCTGCATATGAAAATGATTCTAAGCAAGATGATGATGATGTTGATGAGCAAAGTGTAGTTGCAAATATTGCTGGCGTTTCAACACCTTTAGGTACTGGGCCAAAATATCCCGATAAAGATTAATATTTCTTTTTTAATTGTTGAAAACTCTCTAGTTTTACTGTAGTATATAAATGCAACGGATAAACCATTGCATATTGCATTTTAAATATTGGAGAAAATAAAGATGGCAATTGATTTTGAAGCAATTAGAAAGAAGCTTGATCGGCTAAGTGGTGCTACACGGAATAGATCAGTAATGTGGAAACCAACAGAGGGAGAAGAGCATATTGTTCGATTGCTTTCATTTCCTGATAATGATGGCCAGCCATTTAGAGAAATGTGGTTCTATTATGGAATTGGTAATAATCGAGGTTTACTCGCACCAAATCAGTTTGGAAACCCAGACCCGATTCAGGAACTAATTACAAACCTTAGAGAAGACGGCTCTAAGGAATCATATGAACTAGCAAAGAAGCTATATCCAAAGATGCGAACGTATGCACCTGTTATTGTTCGAGGCGAAGAAGACAAGGGTGTTCAAATATGGGGCTTTGGAAAAACAGTCTATCAGGCACTTCTTGGGCTAATGCTTGATGAAGACTACGGTGATATTACAGATCCAAAGTCAGGCCGAGATATCAAGGTTTCTTGCGTAAAGCAGCCAGGAAGAAAGTGGGCAATGACTGAAGTTCGACCAAGAGGGAAGGAATCTAATCTTTCCAACAGTGATGAACAAGCGTCGACGTGGATTAGCAATATTCCAAATCTTGATGATATTTATCAATGCAAGTCTTATGATGAACTTTCTAAGATTGTCAATGATTGGATTTCTGAAGATGAGAATTCAGCTTCTGACGGGTTTGACAGTATTCCTGCAGCAACTACTTCTTCATCTGATAGCGGCAAAGAAGGAAAGTCATATAGCAATCTAGATGATGCCTTTGCAGATTTAATGGATGAGTAAATCTTCTTAAATCTTTGAATATAAATAAACGGCACCAATTTGGTGCCGTTTTTGTACATGAAGTAATCTTGTAGTATACTAGCACTATAACAACAGAGGAAAAATGGGAAAGCAAAGTGAACCTGAAGACTTTACACAAGATCTTATAAAATCGCTAAATAAAGATCACGGTCAGAGAGTTGCTTATAACCTCTCTGTTGACGAATCACCTACACATGTTAATAGGTGGATAAGCACAGGATCTCGACAACTTGATTATATTATTGCAAACAGAAGGGATGGCGGTTTACCAGAGGGTCGAATTATAGAAATATTTGGCCCTCCTTCAATTGGAAAGTCCCATATAGCAATTCAAATTGCACGATCTACGCAGGAAATGGGTGGAATTGTTGTGTATATCGATACTGAAAATGCAACATCAGTTGAAAACTTGGGCTTGCTTGGAGTTGATATTACGAAGAGATTTGTATATGTTGATACTCACTGCACAGAAGAAGTTCTTTCTATTGCCGAGTCAACAATAGTTAAGGCAAAAGCTATGAATAAAGATGTTCCAGTTACAATTATTTGGGATTCAGTTGCTGCATCTTCTCCAAAGGCAGAGCTTATAGGAGATTATGATAAAGAGTCAATAGGTCTTCAGGCACGTGCAATCTCCAAGGGAATGAGAAAAATTACCGGAGTTATTGCAAATGAAAATGTTTTGTTAATTTGCTTAAATCAGATTAGAACTAAGATTGGAGTTATGTATGGCGATCCTACCACCACACCCGGAGGTAAGGCAATTCCTTTTCACTCATCTGTGCGAATCAAACTAGGCGCTGGGCAACAAATTACAAACAAAGATAAAGAAGTTGTGGGAATTAATGTATCTGCAAAGACGATCAAGAATAAAGTTGCCCCGCCATTTCGAACTGTAAATTTTGAAATTCATTTTGGAAAAGGAATTGTTGAGCATGAACAGATTTTTGATCTTTTGAGGAAGCACGGAAGCGAGATAATAAATGATACAGAGATATCTGTTTCCGGAACCGGATCCTGGAAGAACTTTTCAGTTACAAATATCAATACAGGAGAAGTACTAGTAGAGAAAAAATTCTATAAATCGCAGTTTAATGAAATAATGTCTAATCCTGAATACTCTGTTTACGTAGATGGCTTGCTTGAAAAAGCAATGGTAAGAAAGTTAAGTCAGGATCCTGATATAGATATTGATTCTCTTTCTGAAGTTGAAGCAGCTGTAATGGAAATGGAGCTTGGCATTGAATAAAAATGAAGACTTCGTTAATAGTTGATGGCTTAAATTTATTTACTAGACACTATATTGCCAATCCATCTACAAATAAAAATGGCGAATCTGTTGGCGGAATTACAGGAACATTAGTTGCTATTTCATCGCTAGCAGAAAGATTTTCTCCAGATAGAATAGTTGTAGTATGGGAATCAGGAGGCTCTCCTAGAAAGAGAGCAATCTTTAAAGATTATAAATCAGGCAGAAAACCTCAAAAATTAAATCGATACTACGGTGAAGATATTCCAAATACTATTGAGAATAGAAATGTTCAAATAAGTGTTCTAATATCACTCATGTCATACCTTCCAATTGTTCAAATTTATGTTCCAGATTGTGAAGCTGATGATGTCATAGGCTATCTTTGTAAATATAGGTTATCTGACCAGCGGAAGGTTATTGTCTCATCAGACAAAGATTTTTATCAATTGCTTGATAAGAAGACAATTATATATTCACCAACCTGGAAGAAATTTGTTTCATTCCAAGAAGTTAGAGAAAAGTTTAAAATATCAGCTGAGAATTTTTGTTTAGGAAAGTCAATTTGCGGAGATTCTTCTGACAATATTCCTGGCGTAAAGGGTGCCGGGTTTAAAACAATAGCAAAAAGATTTCCAATGCTAGCAAAAAATAATTTTTTTACAATTTCTCAACTTATCAATGATTGTAAAAGAGAGATAGAAAGTGGCTCTAAAGTTAAAGTATATAAGAGCATCTTAGAATCTGAAGATGTCATAAGGAGAAATTGGAAATTAATTAATCTTGATACAAACAATTTATCACATAGTCAAATTGCTAAAATAACAAATTCGATTGATACTTTTAGCCCTACACGAAATAAAATGAAGATATTAAAAATTTTAAAAAACCACTCCATTCAAAATATTGATATAGACAGAGTTTTTTTATCAACAAAATTCCTTAAATAAGAGAAGTGTAAATGAAAGAAGAAGCATACTTTGGAAAGTACGGTAAGTCATTCCAGGAAAAAATATTTCAAGCATTCATAGCTGATTCCAACTGGGCAGCACAAATGATTGAAATTATGACACCTTCATATTTTGAAAAAGAGTATTTGAAATATTTGACAACAAAATATTTTTCATATTATGAAAAATACAAGTGCTTTCCAACACTTCCCCTGTTGATTACAATTGTGAGAGACGATTTAAATCAGGGAAATGATATTATACTTAGAGATCAAATTGTTGAGTTTTTACATAGGGTGAAGACTAATCCAGATATTGGCGACCTTTGCTTTGTAAAAGAGAAAAGCTTAGATTTTTGCAAGAAGCAATCTTTAAAAGACGCACTAGAACAGGCTGTAGATTTAATAGCGACAGAAAAATATGATTCTGTAGTTACACTAATGAAAGATGCAATCTCTAGGGGTTCACCAGCTACTTTGGGTCATGATTTTTTCAATGATTACGAAACTAGATTTACACATATTGCTAGATCTACTTGCCCAACTGGATTGCAACAAATTGATCAAAAAGATATATTGAACGGAGGTTTGGGAAGGGGTGAGATTGGTGTTATTACAGCACCAACTGGCGTAGGAAAATCACATTTTCTTGTTCATGTTGGATGTGAAGCTCTTAGGGTAGGAAAAAATGTAATTCACTATACATTTGAACTATCAGAGAGGGCAGTTGGATTAAGATATGATAGTAATCTTTGTGATATACCTAGTAATGAAATTGTAGAAAACAAAGAAGAAGTTATTAAAATGTATGAAGATCAAGAGTTGGGAAGATTGATTATTAAAGAATACCCAACAGGTTCAGCAACTGTTATGACAATTAGAAATCATATAGAGAAATTACTCTTAAAGGGATTTGTCCCAAGTCTTATTGTAATAGATTACGCTGACATAATGAGGTCATCTCGATCTTATGACTCTCTTCGACATGAGCTTAAACTAGTATATGAAGAGTTAAGAAATCTTGCAATGGATATGAACCTGCCAGTATGGACTGCATCTCAGGCTAACAGGGAAGCTTCAAATGCATCCGTAGTAGGTTTGGAAAATATGGCGGAGGCTTACGGAAAAGCAATGGTTGCAGATGTTGTCCTATCTATTTCGAGGAAACCAATGGAAAAATCAACAGGCGCAGGTCGGCTATTTATTGCAAAAAATAGGGCGGGCAGGGATGGAATATTATTTCCAATTCACCTTGACACGTCTATGTCAAAATTAAGAATTTTAAAAGATGCATCTGAGATGTCTTTATCTGAAGTTGTAAGCTCAGATGAGAGTGATATGAAGAGTCTTTTAAAGAAAAAATGGAAACAGGTTAATTCTTAAGTGTAATATTGAGATTGTAAAGGGAGAAATATGTTTACATACGACGATTCGTATAGGGAAAGTTTAAAATATTTCATGGGGGATTCGCTAGCTGCAAATGTTTTTGTAACAAAGTATGCACTTTCGGATAGTGCAGGAGAATATCTAGAAGAATCACCTACAGATATGCACAATCGATTAGCTAGAGAGTTTTCTAGAATAGAAGAAAAATATCCCAACCCTATGCCTGAAGATGAAATTTTTGGACTTTTTGAGAATTTTAAATATATTATCCCGCAAGGCTCACCAATGTCTGGAATTGGAAATGTAGAACAGGTTCAGTCTATATCCAACTGTTTTGTTGTCGAATCTCCTTATGATTCATATGGGGGTATTCTTAAAACAGACCAAGAGCTAGTTCAAATTGCAAAGCGACGGGGCGGTGTAGGTTTTGATATATCAAATATTCGACCAAAGGGGATGACAACAGGAAACGCAGCAAGAACCACAGACGGCATTGAAGTTTTTATGGATAGATTCAGCAACTCATGTCGTGAAGTAGCACAGGGAGGGCGTAGAGGGGCCCTAATGTTAACAATATCAGTTCATCATCCGCAAATATTAGATTTTATAAAAATAAAAAAAGACTTGCAAAGAGTTACAGGTGCAAATATTTCAGTTCGTGCTACTGATGAATTTATGAAAGCAGTTAGGGAAAATCTAGAAGTGGAACTCAGATGGCCTGTTGAAAGTAAATCTCCAAAAATTTCTATTCAGGAATCTGCTATAAAAATATGGGACGAGCTAATTGGTGCTGCTCATTCTTCTGCAGAGCCAGGCGTTTTATTTTGGGATACAGCAAAAAGAGAAACACCCTCTGATATTTACGAAAAAGAAGGTTTTGGATCTGTTTCTACAAATCCATGTGGAGAAATCATTCTTAGCCCATATGATTCATGCAGGCTTATGCTTGTAAATTTGACTTCTTTTATTAAAGAGCCGTGGTGTGAAAATTCTTCTTTTGACTATGGTAGCTTTGCAACTAAAGTCCAAAAAGCACAAAGGCTAATGGATGATATGATTGATCTAGAGGTCGAGCAGGTTGACAGAATAATTAAAAAAATTGAAAATGATAGACAGCCAGCTAGCGTTAAAAAGATTGAAAAGGATTTGTGGATAAAAATTAGGGAACAAGCACTAAATGGTCGAAGAACTGGTCTAGGGATAACCGGACTTGGTGATGCATTGGCAATGTTAGGAATAACATATGGATCAGAAGAATCTATCACCACTACAGAAGAGATCTACAAGTGGCTGGCTTTAAATTCATATGAATCTTCAATTATTCTTGCAAAGGAAAGAGGGTCTTTCCCTTCTTGGAAGTTTGAAAGAGAAAAAGATCATAAATTTATCTCAAAAATTATTCAAAAGCTTTTGCCCCATCGACAAGAAGATTATAGAAAATATGGTAGAAGAAATATTGCAAATACAACCACAGCTCCAGCGGGATCAGTCTCAGTTCTAACCCAGACTACATCTGGAATAGAGCCTGCATTTATGCTTCACTATACGAGACGAAAGAAGCTAACCGGTCAAGATGAAGCTGCTAGAGTTGATTTTACAGATGACAGCGGTGATAAATGGCAAGAATACATTGTATACCACCATGGATTTAAGGAATGGATGAATACTTTAGATTTACCCTTGGATAGTGATGATAGTCCTGAAGACTTAGTTAAAATAAGCCCGTATGCGCATGCCACTGCTAGTGAGATCGACTGGGTATCTAAGGTTAAGATGCAAGCAGCTGCACAAAAGTGGGTATGTCATGCAATCTCAAATACTACCAATCTACCATCAAATGTCGATGTTGATACGGTAAAAAAAGTCTACATGACTGGATGGAAACTTGGATGTAAAGGAGTTACAGTCTATAGGGATGGAAGTAGGGCCGGAGTTCTAGTATCATCAGAATCTAATAAGAAAGATTCTAGGGAGATGGGAGAGATAACTATGCAGTCTGCGCCTCGTCGTCCTGAAGAAATGTCTTGTGACATTCATCAAGCAAATATTAAGGGAGAGGCATGGACCATTCTTGTTGGTCTAATGAAAGGAAAGCCTTATGAGGTTATAGGAGGGTTGTCGGAGTATGTTGAGATCCCAAGAAAGTATACATCTGGGAAGATCCGTCGACGTTCACGTAAGTCTGTTAACTCAAAGTACGATTTAATAGTTGGTACAAATGGTGATGAGTTTATTATCAAAGATATCGTGAAGGTTTTTGACAATCCCAATCACTCTGCATTTACCAGAACGATATCACTTGGGCTTCGTCATGGTGTTCCAGTACAGTATATGGTTGAACAATTACAAAAAGATAAAGATGCAGATCTATTTAGTTTTGCCAAGGTAACAGCTAGATGTCTTAAGAAGTATATTGCTGACGGCACAAGGGCAAGTAACGGAGTTTTTGACACAGCATGTTGCGACAGTCCAAATGTTGTTTATCAGGAAGGATGTGCAACATGCGCAAATTGCGGCATGGCAAAGTGTGGATAGTAATGTCATATTCTAGAAAAGTTATTGATCATTTTGAAAATCCACAAAATGTCGGATCTTTTGATAAAGATGATTTGGGTATAGGTATGGGAATCGTAGGTGCCCCCGCTTGCGGCGATGTAATGAAACTTCAACTCAGGATCAATGATAGCGGCATCATTGAAGACGCTAAATTTAAAACCTTCGGCTGCGGTTCTGCAATAGCTTCTAGCTCTTTAGTAACTACATTGATCAAGGGAAAAACAGTGGATGAAGCAATTAAAATTAAAAATGAAGAAATAGCTAGGGAGCTTAGCTTGCCTCCAGTTAAAATACATTGCTCAGTTTTGGCTGAGGATGCAATTAAAGCAGCAATAAAAGACTATAGGAGTAGAAAAAATGCATTGGACTAGTAATGTCTCACCTTTAATTAAAGAAATTGAATTAAGAAAAAGCCCTAGCATAATAAGGGTTAATAAATTTGATGAAGAATCTGCAAAGAAATTTGCAGAACAAATGGCTCTTGCCCATAACACAGGTCAAAAAGTTATTCCTGTTGTAATTGACTCATACGGAGGACAAGTATATTCATTAATGTCAATGGTTGCAGCAATAAAAGCTTCAGAGCTACCAGTCGCAACAATAGTAGAAGGCAAAGCAATGTCCTGCGGTGCAGTCCTATTCTCGTTTGGAGAGGAAGGTCTAAGATTCATGGATCCAGATGCTACAGTTATGATTCATGATGTATCTAGCATGGATTTTGGAAAAGTTGAAGAGCTAAAGGCAAGTGCTTCAGAGGCAGACAGACTTAATGACAAGATATACACTATGATGGCTAGAAACTGTGGTAAAAAAGACGACTATTTCATGAAAATAGTTGATAAAAAGAAACATGCTGACTGGTTTCTTGATGCTGATGAAGCAAAAAAGCATAATCTTGCAAATCAGCTTAGGCTTCCCAAGATTTCAATTAATGTTTCTGTTGATATTGAATTAGAGTAATGAAAAATGGATAAAGACTTTTATAATAAATCAAGTTCTGATAGCCTTGGGTGGGATCCATCTTGGTTTGGATGCAAA